CAACACAACAACAATTAAATAATGCAATAGTAAGTAGAGCAACATTATAAAAACAAACAAAATGGAAATAGTAGAATTAATATTAGATGAAGAAAACGAGATGACTGGAATAGATGCGGTGTCAATCGTAGAGAACGGCGCAATAGAAAGTGATTTTATAAGTCTTTCAAAACAAGAAATAAAATTGGCTAAGGTAGATGATGAAAAGCGCATCTTAATGGGTGCTGCCTTAATACCTAACAAGCCAATATTTAGAAAGAAAGGAGAAGAGATGTTTTATGTTTATTTTTCTAAAGACACAGTAAGAAGGGCAGCAGAACTATTTTTTAAGAACGGCAATCAAAACAATGCTACTTTAGAACATAGCATGGGAATAGATGATTTAACAGTTTTTGAAAGTTGGATAGTAGAAGACACTAAAATGGATAAATCTGCTAAGTATGGTTTAGAAGTTCCTGTTGGCACTTGGATGATCTCAATGAAAGTTGAAAATGATGAGGTTTGGAATGACTATGTAAAAAGCGGAAAAGTAAAAGGTTTTTCAATTGAAGGATATTTTGCAGATAAAGCAAAAATGAAAAGAGATAGCACAGCACAAGAAATGGAAGCTATTTTAGAAAGTGAAGCAGTTTACATGCTAAACACAATTAGAGATATTGTAAAAGATGAAAAAATTACTTTAGAAACTTACAATGACTATCCAGATTCAGTTAGTAACAATGCTAAACGCGGAATTGAACTAAACGAAAAAGTAAGCAATAAGTGTGCAACTCAAGTAGGTAAAATAAGAGCTACGCAGCTCAGAGACAAAAAAAACATCAGCTTAGAAACTATTAAAAGAATGTACAGCTATTTATCAAGAGCTTCTGAGTATTATGATGAAAATGACAATGAAGCATGCGGAACTATCTCTTATTTATTATGGGGTGGAAAAGCTGGTTTAAGATGGAGTGAAAGCAAGCTTAAAGAACTAGGAGAAATTAATTTAGAGTCAATGCTTATAAATGATGACTTTGCTATTATAGATGATAGACTTGCTTATTCAACTAAAGAAAAAGCAGAAGAAATGGCTATTAATATAGGTTGTGAAGGAATACACACACATGAGTTTGAAGACAAAACATGGTTTATGCCATGCGAAAAGCATATTAGCGACAAAATGTATAAGACAAAATGTCCTAAGGGTTTTAAGAAAAAAAATGGCATGTGCGTTAAAAAAAAAAGTAGCTATGCAGAAGTAGGGCCTAGAGGTGGAATCAAAAAAAGTCCAAAAGCTCCAGCAAGTGGAACACCTAACAGAAATCCAAAAGGAAAAGGAACTGCTAAAGGGGATGCTTCAACAAGTAGAGGGGCTAAAGTAAGTAAGGCAGATGAAGCAAAACTCCAAAAAAAAAGTGACGAGTTTAACGAACGGTATAAAAAAAAGCTAGGTTATGGTGTTACAGTAGGACAGCTTAAAAGTGTGTTTCAGAGAGGATTAGGAGCTTTTAATGTTTCACATTCTCCAAAAATAAAATCTCCAACTGCATGGGCTATGGCTAGGGTAAACGCTTATTTATACTTAGTTAAAAATGGAAGACCTCAGAATCCTAAATACACAGGGGATTTTGATTTATTGCCATCTAAACATCCTAAATCTCCAAAAAATTGAAAGACTACATGATAAAACTAGGAACTTATGATGGAAACATCATTGAAATACCTGATATAGTAATTGGTTTTATCGGATTAGTACTGTTAATGATATTTTTTAATCTTTTAAGTAACAACAAATGAAAAAGCAAAGAAAAAACAAAACAATGAGTAAAACATCTCCAAAAGGCGGTAAAAGAGGTTGTTTATGTGCTGATAATACTTATCATCAAAAGTGCTGTGATGGTTCACATCAAGCACAAGGCATAGGTCCAGTATAAAAAAGTTTTATAAAAAGTATATCATTTCATGTCTTAAAGCGGATTATAGACATGAAAGCACAAGAAATACTTAATAAAATCAAAAACGTAGTTGGTGTGGAACTTTCAGAGGAAGTATCTGTACAACTCGAAGAGTTAAAATTAGAAAACGGCACTATTCTAGTTGCTGAAAGTTTTGAAGCTGGCAAAGCAGTATTTATTAAATCAGAAGAAGAAGAAATTGCACTTCCTGTTGGAGAATATGCCTTAGAAGATGGCAGAAAGCTAATGGTAAAAGAAGAAGGTTTAATTGATGCTATTGCAGAAGCTAAAGAAGAAGAAGTAGAAGCAAAAGAAGTAGAAACAGACCTTGAAGAAGAAAAAGAGGAGATGTATGTTACTAAAGAAGAATTTGCTTTAGCAGTAGAAGAAATTAAGTCAATGATCGAGAAAATCGGAGATAAAAAAGAGATGAGCGAAGAAACAGAAGTTGAAGAAAAAGAAGAACTATCTGCTGATATCGCTGAACCTATTAAACATAATCCAGAAAAAGAAGATAAAAAATTCAATTTCAAAATATCCAATCAAATAGAAACTAAAATGGATAGGATTTATAGAAGATTAAATAATAATTAAAAACAAATAAAATGGCAACAACAACAAGTTTAACAAGTACATACGCTGGTAAAGATGCCGCTGGTTATATAGCTAGTGCTCTTTTAGAGGGTAACACAATAGCTAAAGGTGGTATTACTGTAAAGCAAAATGTAAAATTTAAAGAAGTAATCAAAAAATTAGCAACTGATGCTAACGTAATTAAGGATGCGACATGTGACTTTGATGCAACAGGAACAGTTACAATGACTGAAAGAATCCTACAACCTGAGGAGTTCCAAGTTAATATGCAGTTTTGCACTAAAGACTTTGTGGCTTCATGGGAAGCGATTTCAATGGGCTTTTCAGCTTATAACAATCCACCAAAAGACTTTTCTAGCTATATGTTAGGACATGTTGCTGGATTAGTAGCAGAAAGCACTGAAACTAACATTTGGGAAGGCGCAAACGCTTCTGCTGGTCAGTTTGATGGTTTTGTTCCATTGGCATTGGCGGATTCAGATGTTATTGATGTAGCTTCTCACGCTGCTGTAACTTCTTCAAACGTAGTAGATAAATTAGGTTCTATTGTAGATGCAATTCCTTCTGCTCTTTACGGAAAAGAAGACTTACACATTTATATTTCACAAAACATTGCTAGAGCTTATGTGAGAGCTTTAGGTGGTTTTGCAGCAACTAACTCAGGTGTTGACGCTAAGTCTCACATGTGGTATGGAGATCAGGCATTATCTTTTGATGGTGTTAAGTTATTTGTAGCAAATGGATTGAATGATGATACTGCAATGGCAGCTCAGAAATCAAACTTATACTTTGGAACAGGTCTTTTAAGCGACTATAACGAAGCTAAGATTATAGACATGGCTAATCTTAATGGTTCTCAGAATTTCAGAGTAATCATGAGATATACGGCTGGAGTTCAGTATGGAATTGGTTCTGAAATCGTTCTTTACCACGCGTAAGAAATTAACTAATAACCAAGTTGAAGTGCTGGTTTAATATCAGCACTCTAACTTACTTAAAAACAATAAATTATGGCATGTGATTTAAATAGCGGCAGGAATGTCCCCTGCAAGGATTCCACCGGAGGAATATTTGCAGTATACCTAATTGATTATGGAGATTTGGGAGATATTACTTTAACAGCAGATGAAGTAACTGATGTTTCAGGAACATTTTCAGCTTACAAATACTTAGTAAAAGGAGCAAATTCACTTGAACAAGCTATTACAAGCGAACCAGACAACGGAACAACATTTTTTGAACAAACTTTAACATTAAACCTACAAAAGCTAACTAAGGAAGACATGGTACAATTAAAACTTCTTTCGTATGGTAGACCTCACGCAGTTGTTGAAGACAACAACGGAAACTTCTTTTTAGCTGGAAAAGAAAACGGTTTATCAGTTTCAGGAGGTACTATAACAACAGGTGCAGCAATGGGAGACATGAGCGGTACATCAGGGCTTACTTTAACAGGTCAGGAAGTATTGCCAGCTAACTTCATTGCAAGTGCAACTAGAGCAAATCCATTTGCTGGATGCTCATCAGCTACTTGTAC